GTGTTGGTTATGGATTACATGTAGATCTTGGGGGACATCCATTTGGGGGGAGACAAGTTGGAGTTTATGTTCGCCAAATGGATAATCAGACAATGACCGGCAATGCTGGATATGTATATAAGAGACATAATACAAGCAACACCTTCTGGGTTATGCAAGTTGAAAATGGTGCAGGAAGTACAATTGGTGGAATTACTTGCACCAATACAAATACTGCCTTTCCAACAAGTTCTGATTATAGATTAAAAGAAAATGTTGTTCCTCTCACTGGAGCAATTGACAAAGTTAAACAAATACCTGTTCATAGATTTAACTTTATTGCATCGCCAGAAATTACTCAAGATGGATTTTTAGCACACGAACTTCAACCTATTGTTCCAATTGCTGTTGATGGTGATAAGGATGAAGTTGAGACTCTACCAAAAAAAGATGAAGACGGAAACTTTATTTATAATGGTGAAGGTGATGAAAGAACACCAATTTTTAAAACAGTTCCAAAATATCAAACCGTTGATTATTCTAAAGTAGTTCCTCTTCTTACAGCAGCACTTCAAGAAGCACTTACAGAGATAGAAACCTTAAAGGCAAGACTTGATGCTGCAGGTCTCTAAACCCCTTGACAACTCCCCAGATTTCCCTTATAATACTCTTGTCTTTCAGTTCTTTGTATCTTTGAGAATGAAAGATCCTCTTCGGTGGTGTGAAGAGGTGGGTTGGTGGTATCATAAAGGAGGGCATAAAACCCTCCTTTTTTCTTATATAAATTATTAATAAATCTTAAAAATATGAACTTTGCCGTATATTCTAAAGACGATTGCCCCTTTTGCTACAAGATCAAACAAGTTCTTGAGTTGACTGGAAGTAACTTTGTGGTGTATAATCTAGGAGAACACTTCACAAAAGAAGAGTTTTATGCCGAGTTTGGTGAAGAATCAACTTTCCCACAAGTTGTCTGTGATGATCAAAAATTAGGAGGGTGCATTGACACGATACAATTCCTCAAGAAAAGACAAATCATTAAATCCTGACCTAAATAAAAGTGAAGATCATTTCAATCGTGGTGTTGAACTGATACTCAACGGAGGCAAAAGAAAGCAGACTCAACCATTCCATCTTATCTTTGAGAAGATAGTTTGCTTTCTGAATCGGGAAGTCACTATCTACTTGGAGTTTTCCTTCAAGATAAGGAAGAAAAAGTAATTTCCCGGAGAACACAAATGTTAGCAATCAGTTTAGTTTTAGGTTCATTTCTAACAGTATTGTTTCTGATTGTGGGAGTCGTGCTTGGTTGGGTAGCGCGAGAATATATGATGAATCATCAAGAAGGACCAAAACAAATTGCCTATCATCCAGAGTTTTATGATAAGGATGGTGAGTTAATTGACCAAGAAATTGTATCAGTAAGATTTGAACCAGGATATTTCGAAGATGACTTTGAAATGGAAGAGGATGAAGATTAATTCATAAATAACCCTAATAGTATTCAACATTCTGTTACTTATATGACAACGACAACAAAAGCAAAAACTGCTGTTAAAAAAGCAACACCAAAAGCAAAACCAGTAGAAACACCGATTCAGGATCTTCCTGCAAATCCTTTTGTCTTTGAGATTCTGAACATTGTAGTTAAACAACGAAGCAATGCTAAAAAGATTGAAGCACTCAAGAAGTTTGAGCATCCCTGTCTAAAGGCAATCTTCATTTGGAACTTTGATGAATCAATTGTTTCAGCACTTCCTCCCGGCGATGTTCCTTATGCTGCTGTGGATGAGATGGATTCATTCAAAGGAACCTTGAGTGAAAAAATTAATGATGCAGTTGAAAAGATGGGAGAACTTGGAACCAACTCACTAGGTTCTCAAGATCAGGGAAGGTCTTCAATTCGCAAAGAATATGATAAGTTTTATAATTTTGTCAAGGGTGGTAATGATGGATTGAGTTCAATGCGTAGAGAGACGATGTTTATTAATACTCTTCAAGGTCTTCATCCTCTTGAAGCAGAAATTGTTTGCCTTTGCAAAGATAAGAAACTGGACACAAAGTATAAGATCAGTAGAGATATTGTTTCGCAGGCATATCCTGATATTCAGTGGGGAGGTCGTTCTTGAGCAAACTTCGTGATGTGGCAACGAAAAATACAGAAACGACTATGGAAAACTGGACTCCCGCAGAAAAAGAAACCTGTAAGTCACGCTACGGTTGTGACATTATGATTGAGAATGGTTCTTATGCGGAAGTTTGCACAAAAGAAGCACCTAGTGATGCTTATATTGTGCAGTATATGGTGGATGGTAAGATTTGTTTTGATCTGACCAGAGGTGCAAAAATTCGACTGTTTGATATGTATTGGGATAAGTTTCGTGAGAATCTAAAGAGTGTTGAATTTGGATATGGGAGAGTCAATCCAAAACTCTGGGGTTATAAATCACCCGAAAAGAAAAAGCGAAAGTGATTTCCCAGATCGGGTAAAAAAATCTCCGGTAAAAATTCTTACGCGATGATTTTTTAAAATTGTATCACATGTTACAAAATAAGTCTTATAAATTTACTAAGAGTATTTTATAATACTCTTTACGTTCATCGGAGAAATCCGACGCAAGTAGGACGGCGGAACGGCACGTTCATTCGCTATTCGCAAATAGCGAACGCAAACCGCCCGAAGGAACGGGACTAATCATCTCATTCTGGAGGAAATTCTAATGTCACAAGTCGTGTATAGGGGTGTCGCATATGACACCGAAGTTCGTCGCCAAGCACAACAGCAGGCACAACAACAACCCCAACAATACAACGAAACATATCGTGGAGTTAAGTTTGTAAAGGGGAATGTAAAATGAATACTTATTTTGTTCGCTACTTAAAGCAAAAAGTCAGGAGAGAAAATCTTCTCAAAATTGCACAACTGAATATGGCAAAGCAACCACAAGTTGCTTAACAAATCAGAGAGGGACTTGACTCCCTCTCTTTTTTTATGTAGAATGCTTGAAGAGAATACTATCCTATGGACAAAGACCGATTAAAACTGATTGTTCGTAATCTGGAACTTCTTGTTGACTCCTTAAAAGCAGAAATCTATTCGGATACAACTGCTTATAGGTATGATGATATTCGACCTAAAGAACTGGATTATGATGAAATTTTCGAGGATTCTGAATGAGTAGAGCAAAGCAATTGGTTAAATTATTAGAAAGAATGTTGAAACAAGACCACTTGTTTTCGGAAGAACAAATTGTAGAAATCAAACAACAATTGCGAGTTGTCAAGAAAGAACTCGCAGAAGTCGAAGCACAAACATCAAAAGGATTTGGAAAGAAATGACTGTAAAACTAATTAGCGTTACACCAGATGCAGAAAAAACAATGGCGTATGTTGCAAGAGTTAGCAATCCTGCGAATCAAGACAACGAAAACTATGCCAAGTTGCTTGCTTATTGTATTAAGCATAATCATTGGTCTGTGTTTGAGCAGTCTTCTATGACTCTTGAAATTGAAACAACTCGTGGTATTGCAGCCCAGATACTTCGCCATCGTAGTTTCACATTTCAAGAATTTTCGCAACGTTATGCGGATACAAATCTCCTAACAGAACACATTCCCACTCCAGATCTTCGTCGTCAAGATACTAAGAATCGTCAGAACTCTCTAGATGATCTTGATGGATATGTAAAACTCAAATTCCAGACAGAAATTGCCGAACTGTTTACGCACTCTAATAACCTCTACAAGCGAATGTTGGAGGCAGGCGTAGCAAAAGAGTGTGCAAGGTTTATATTGCCCTTAGCGACGCCCACACGCATCTATATGACGGGCTCGTGCAGGTCTTGGATACATTATATCAATCTTCGTTCTGCAAACGGAACTCAAAAAGAACATATGGACATTGCACTTGCTTGCAAAGAAGTTTTTAAAGAGCAATTTCCTTCAGTGTCAGAGGCACTGGAATGGGTCTAAATATTTTTGTGTTGAAATTATAACTGATGCCTACATATCGATTTGAAAATACAGAAACTGGGGAAATCTTTGAGAAATGGATGCTAATGGCAGAAAAAGAACCATATCTCAAAGAAAATCCCCATCTCAAACCCCTCATTCCAACTCAAATGAATGTTGGTGAAGTGGGTGATTGGAGGAATAAATTAACCTCCAAACATCCCTCATGGAATACTGTCCTAGAAAAAGCAAGCAAAGCACCAGGTTCAACTGTAAAGAAACTCTAATATGGCAAGAAGAAAAAGAGGAAACAATGACCAACCAATCGGAGTTGGTCTTACAGCAAAGCAGGCAAAAAGAAAGAAACCATTAAGTTCAGAGTATTTGGTTGATATAGAACCTCTTACAGACAATCAAAAGCGTCTGTTTGATTCCTATGCAGATGGAAAGCACATTGTTGCTTATGGTTGTGCCGGAACTGGTAAGACGTTCATTACACTTTACAATGCTCTTGTAGATGTTCTTGATGAAAGAACTCCCTATGAGAAAATTTATCTTGTTAGGTCACTGGTCGCTACAAGAGAGATTGGATTCTTGCCTGGTAGTCACGATGATAAGGCAGATATTTACCAGATTCCTTATAAGAATATGGTGAAGTATATGTTCCAAATGCCTTCTGATGCTGACTTTGAAATGCTCTATGGAAATCTAAAGTCACAGGAAACAGTTAAGTTTTGGAGCACCTCATTCTTAAGAGGCACAACTCTTGATAATGCAATCATCATTGTGGATGAATTCCAAAACCTTTCATTTCACGAATTGGATTCTATCATTACTCGTGTGGGTGAAAATACCAAGATTTGTTTCTGCGGCGATGCTTCTCAATCAGATTTGCAGAAAACAAACGAGCGTAATGGTATTGTAGACTTTATGAATGTGTTGCGTAAAATGCATTCTTTTGATATAATTGAATTTGGTGTAGAAGACATTGTTCGTTCTGGACTTGTTAAAGAATACATTATCGCTAAATTGGATGCTGGTTTTTAATGTTTAATCATATTGATATTGAACTCCCAAAGTTAGAGCGTGAGACAATAGATGGTGTTAGGTATTATAAAGTGCCTGATGATGAAGAACTTCTTAAACTAGTTTCAATCACTTCTGTTACGAGTCATTTCAATCGTGAAATATTTGTCAAGTGGCGTAAAAAGGTTGGTGAAGAAGAGGCGCAGAAGATTACTAAAGCGGCTACTTCTAGAGGCACGGATATGCATTCTCTCGTTGAGAATTATCTTTACAATCAGGATCTCCCGCCTGTTCCGCCGCTTCCGGATTTTCTTTTTAAGATTGCGAAAACGGAACTTAATCGTATAAATAATATCTATGCTCTTGAAGGATCCCTATATAGTAAGCAACTGGGAATTGCAGGGACTGTTGATTGTATCGCAGAGCACAATGGTGAATTAGCAATAATTGACTTTAAGACTTCTAAAAAACCCAAACCACGGGAATGGATAGATCACTATTTCGTTCAGTGTATGGCGTATGGAGCGATGTTCTATGAACTCACAGGCATCCCCATCAAAAAACTTGTAATCATTATGTCTTGTGAAAATGGAGAATGTATCATTTATGAAGAAAGAGACAAATCAAAGTATCTCAAATTACTTACCCAATATATTAGAACATTTGTTAGAGACAAACTCGCAGAATATGGAACCAAATAA